CAGAAAGAACTTCCAGATCGCCAGACAGGTTGGCTTTCCAGAAGGGAACATTCACGAAATCGCCGCCCTCGGTTGCATTGAGTTCAGCCATGGGCTGAGCAACACCGCTAGCAAGAAACTGGTTCTTCTGGGTGCTTTGCTCAATGACGTAGGGCGTAAAAATTTCGGGAATGATCACATCGGAGCGAAGAGTCGCCACGGTGAAATCTCCAAAAATGTTTTACGGTGCGGGCGTAACCCAATGCGCCTTAGGCGTAACCTTCGGGCGCTAACGGTTACATATTAAGCATTGTTTGCGGCAGCCTTCAACCGTTCGTACATATCGCGGTCGGTGCGGTACAGCCGTGATTGCTCGGTGAGGTTGAAATGCTCGCGGGTGAACGGGTTCTTCGTGCCAGCGGGTACGTCAGACGACATTGGCTTGATGCCAACAGGAGCGCCAGAACCCTTGACCGAAGGTGCCCTGAACAGATAGCCACGTTCGGCCTTCAGGCGTTCAACCCACTGATCCATCGGGATTTCGTTGTAGCCATCAACGGCCACAGGGTTCCCGCTTTCGTCAAGCTTCAGTTGATCGCGGACAAGGCGAAGCGCATCGTGGGGATTGTGAGCGCCCTGCTCGGCAAGGATCGCAACCACCCGATTGTCAAGTTGATTGACGGTCAGCTTGGATTCAAGTTCCGCAATCCGTTTTTTGTAGCCCTCTTCCCGTTCTTGGAATTGCTGGGCGTACTGCTTCAGGGCCTCATCGTATTTGCCCTTGGATTCCAGCTCTTCCTGCTCCTTTTTGCGCTTGAACTCCAGAAGTTCTTGCACATCAACACCATCAGGCAGGGATGGCGCCTTTTCCTTTTGTTCCTTGAGCTTGCCGATCAGTTCAAAGTTTTTGCGCTCTAGCCCTTCAATGCTTCGCTTCAGCTTTTCAAGTTCATCGTTGCTGGCAGTCGGCGTAGCTTCCTGCAGTTGTTCGTCAGACATTGTGACCCGTAGGGTTTACCACCAGACTGTATAAGTAAATGATGGCTTTTGCACGCGATGTCACGGCGGGAATGGAATACGCCGGTTCGTGAACCGTGGAATCCTGTGATTTATTCGCTCCTCAAGGCCATCGACCTGCACACGCAGCAGTATTTGAAGACCGGCGACAGATGGCACGCGGACAATGCCAACGCGCTGCGTAAGTACGTGTCAGAACTGAAAGATCGGATTCACCGCCAAGAAGGTCGGTAGATCACCATTTTTCCTTGTCAGCCCAGTACGCCGCTGACATCTTGCCCTTAGCAATGTTGGCCGCATGGCGTGCTTTGAATGATGCCCTTCTGGCCTTGTCTGCTGCTGACTCTCCTTTTCGCGGTGGTGAGCCTTTTACGCCCTGTTGACCGAATCTGATCAACTTCACCTTCTCGCCTTCCTTCGCCAAGACCACGTGGGATTTGGTCGGATGGTCAGGCGTCCGTTTGGGCTTGTTGTAGCCCTCAAACTTCTCGCCTCGGTATTCAATCATCGTCTTCGCCGTCATCCGTGCAGGTGATCACCTCAACGCCTTTAGCAAGGCGGCCCATCAATGCCCCAAGGATTTCAGGGTTATTGGGCGTTGGGAAGATGAAGCGACCTTCAACCATGCCATCAGCACATTTGAGGTAAGTGCAGGCGCCTTCCCAAATTCTGCCGTTCATGGCTTCCGCTTCGGAGCTTCCTTTAATTCTGATCGCGTTTTGAGAACTGGGTTACCGGTTGATTCCGATTCAATCCTTAGGACGGGATCTTCATCAGTGCCAACACGAGTGACCTGGCCTCCAGATGGCCCGGTGATATTGGCGCGTTTGCCAGCCTTGCCGGTGACGACGCCGTAAATCGTTTTGCCTTGATAAACCCAGCTAACGCGGGAGCCGATGCCGATAGCCATCACTTCTTACCTTTGGTTTTACGTGCCTTGCCAGCTTCAGATAAGGCAATGGCAATGGCTTGCTTACGGCTTTTTACGGTTGGACCTTTGCCGGGACCGGGTTTGCCGCTTTTCAGGGTTCCGGCCTTGTATTCGCTCATCACTTTGCCGATTTTCTTCTCGGCCTTGGTCGGTTTCTTGGCCATGGGGCGACGGCAGATAATCCAACTTTAGGCCGGACTTATCAACCCAGCCGATTGTTCCATCATCAAGCTTTTGCAGCCTGGCTTCAATGATGGCCTCACCGCAGGGAACATCAACCCAATCGGATTGAACGCGACCATCTAGGTAACGCCTAATTACCGGCAGATCCATAGCGTTGCTGAAGCTGCTTCAGGGTAACTTCACTGCCATCTTCACGGACCATGCGGCTTAGCGCATCTTGCGGGCCGTATTTATTTGAGAGCTTGGTGAAGTAGGCGGCGCGATTCTTGCCCAGAACTTCGTCTTGATATTCCTTGGGCTGCTGTTTCAGCCATTGGCCGTAAGTCAAGTTGCCCTTTACCGGCCCGTCAGCGGAGGCCCGAACAGATGGACCTGTACCCCAATCGGGGGGATCAATACCTAAGCCCTTGTAATCAATGATCGGGATTGTTGTTGAACGGCAGTTGAAATGAACAGGCGGAACCGGGCCTTTGCCGTAAACGTATTCCTTCCCGTCAAGGCTGCGACAGATCGCTGATGTCCGGCTATCGAGCGTCGCAACGTAGCGGTATTTCTTCGTTATATCGCCGTTAGCTCTGTAGACCTGTTCACTAGCAGCGTTGGCGACTTGTTGGACACTTGTACGTACAACGGTCAGAACCTGATGGTCAGCCATGCGGATCAATTCACCACCGGCTAGCGCCTGTTGCCGTGCGGTTTTGGCTAGATCACCAAATTCAAGGTTTCCGACAAGGCGATTGGCAATCTGCGCCGTAGGTTCACCGGTAAGAATTCCAGTTCTGACGATGGCATTAAACCGTTGAGCCTGGGATTCAGCCAAACCACGAAACGCCTTTTGCACGACTTCACCATTGGGCAGTGTGATGGCAGCACCTTGGCCAGCAGTCAGGTTGAAACCACCAGTACCGGGCAACGTGAAGTTCAGGTCTGTGGGATCAATTGAGGCAACACTGGCGGCAAAGTTAGGCGCAACCTGAACGGTGTTGACCTGGGCCAGAGCGTCGATCTGTGAAGGCAACAATTCACGTCGATCAGCAACGCCACCGGTCAAAGCCAGTTTGATCTGATCAGTGACAAATTCAGTTTGCAGCTCCGCCAAACCCTGCAGTTCAGTGGCGACAAAACCTGTACTGCGCCCAGCCCAGCTGTCCAGTGATTCCTTCAGTTGAGCAAGGATGACGCGCAAACGCTGCGCCTGAACGGAAGCGGGGCTAACAATGCCTGCGCCTGCAGTTGCCTGACCAAAGTTGATACGGCGTAAATCATCAACGGCACTAAGGATGATGTCGTTGTAATCACGCACGATTTGACCAGCGACCGCATTACTGAAGCGGTTTAGATCAATGGCATTGCGATAGATATTGGCAACAGGATCTTTGCGGTTGATGCGCCGCTTGAATTGCTCAACATTGAGCAGGCGGGGGGTAACGCCTGATTGGGTCATTGCATCGATTGATTATCGATAATGACTTGATCGCTTGGCATTTCTTCGCCAATAACGTCTTCTGCGCCAAGATTTTCCGGGCCGCCCATTTCAATTAGCCCGCCAGCTTGGGTTGCTTCCAGCTCTTCCTCAACGTCAAAGTCATCACCCAGAACTTCGCCTTCGGCCAACTGATCCAACAGCGTCTTCTGGCTAATCACACCAGCGGTATAGGTCTGCAGCAGAGCCAGAATTTCGGCGGGCTCCATGCGTGCAGCGATGAAGTCACGATTGACAAAGCTGCTGCCAGATTGCGGCAGGCCAAGATAATCAGCATGGAAGCGCAGGCAGTTATCAATCAGATCCTGCACCTGCTGAGCGATAACCATCATGGTGGAATCGCCCTGGCTGCGATCAATGCGCTTGGCTTCAGCGGTTTCGGCGCTTAGCTTTTGGCCGAGTACAGCAGCAAGACCTAGTTCGTTGATCTGTGCAGCAACCTGCTCAAGGCGACGGAACTGAGCTTCAAAGCTGCGGCCACCGGGTTCGATGTATTCAGCACGGCCCTCAGAAGGAAGAGCCAAGGCTTCAGATGGTCCGGCGCTAATTTCTTCGGCGGAACTGGGGAAGCCGAACAACGCCAACATCGGAACGGCGCTGATATGCAGCATGTTGTCCAGATCGCTCTGAATCTGGTAGGTCTTCAGGTTCAGCTCGGCAATATCTTCAAGCGGCGGGCGCGATTCCAGAAGACCAGCACGATTGGAATAAGCAACGGCAAAGGGGATGTAATCAAGGCTTGTGCTGCCTTCGGCTACCTGCTCAAAGCTGCCTTTGGTGTCATCCTGACGGAAGACTTCATAAGAGCCAGGACGCAGAACACGAACCTGCTCAACGTATTTCTCACCAAACTCACCATCAGGAACAACAACACGTTCCATCAGGCGCAACATGGTCAACTGCTGAGCGCCATTGCTGACTTCAGAGCGCCAGCCAAGGATGTCACGGGGCGTATAGGTGACCCAGTACGGACGAAGACCGGCAACATCGGTGATGTTCTGAAGTTCGTCTCCGTTATCAGAGGGGAAATCAACGAGCACACCAGCATGGCCATAACGGACCATCTTGCGGGCTAGTTCGTAGATGAAAATGTTGAGATCGTTGCCCTGAAGATCTACGTCAAATAGCTGTTCCCGCAATACATCAGGTACATCGTCAAGGCGAACAGGCTTACGGGTCAACATGCCCGCCAGCATCCGCTCAAGGCGCTGGTAATAAGGCGGACAAACGGAGCGGGCTAGGCGGTTGTCGTAGGACTCGTCCTGTTCTCTGGGTTCCTGGGGAAGGTAACGGCGATGCTTACGGCGCATTCCATAGGTTCCCTCCATCAAATCTTCAATCAGGATCCAATGGGCTTCCTGAGCGGCCCAAGCACTATTGGGATCTTGCACCTGCGTGGCCTTACGCGCCAAGTTCCGGTCGTAGTGCCTGAAACCGGTGTAAGTCATTTTGCGCGCCTAGCCATGCACAAATTCTATGGCTCTAGGTTAGTGCTGAATGATGGCTGGGC